CTGTACATGCAATCAAAGGGTGTTGATCATATCTCAACTTAGGTGTCTTTGCATTATATACAAAGGTATAATAGTTGCCAGGATCAGGAATAGGAGTCACAGTATCATTAAGTGCCTCCATAATTTCCTCCATAATATCTTCTGGATCTCTCAATCCAGTTGCTCCCTCAACAATTTCCTGTAGTCTACTCATACTGGTAAGTTATCCTCTGTTAGTATTTTAAATTCATACTTTCTATCAGCACAGTAATCTCTTGCTGCATCCCATTTTGCTTGATTCTTTGCATACTCCATGACTTCTCTGATATATTTTTTAGTTTTTCTTTTTTGTACTTTTGGTTCAATGCATTGCTTTTTTGGTTTTATCTCTATAACATACTTTTTCAATTTACCACTATTATCTCTGACTTTTATATAAAAATCAGGAAAATATCTATGTATTCTCTGGTCTAATGGAGAGCGATATGGAATAATTATCTCTTCACTTCCCCACTCTAATATGTTACTGTTCTTATCACAATACCTCATAAAGACTTTCTCCCAAGAACTACGATAAATAATATTACGGTAGTCCCCTCGATACTTGTTTATGTTACGAGGTCTAAATATGCCAGAGTGTGCCATAATCTCATAAGTTCCCACAGGTATTTATTGTGCCCAAGTACCCAAGAGTCAAAAAGACAGAACAAATTCGTAGTTTATTCCAGAAGGTTGCTACGACAAACCACTATGAAGTATTCTTCTCAGGTTTTGGTGCTCTGCAACGATTAAGAGGATATATTAGTTCAAGATCTCCTAGAGTCACTAACTTCTTTATTAGTAGAGATCTAGGATTATTATGTAATAGTGCTGAGTTACCTGCAACGACCATGGCAACAGCACAGGTAGAAGGTCAAAGAATGGGTATTGTTGAAAAAATGGCACATTCAAGAGTATATACTGATGTGTCCTTCACTTTTTATGTTGATAATCAATACAGAACACTAGAATTTTTTGAGTTATGGCATGAATTCATAGCATCTGGATCTAATGATGAGGTAGATAGAACAAATATTGCATATTATCATAGAATGCAGTATCCAGACGAGTACAAAGTTGATACTATAAAGATCCAAAAGTTTGACAAAGATCATTTTAGAAGTGTAGAATATAATTTTTTAAATTGTTTTCCAGTTGCTGTATCTTCTATGCCTGTTGCATATGATGGCAACCAAGTGCTTGAATGTCAGGTTACATTTGCATATGACAGATACTATTTTGGTAAGATGAATTCATTAGATCGTAGAGCATATGCTGCTAACTATGCAAATGCATCATCGGGTACTGCAGTTGGTAATCAAAATAAAGAAGCTGCTTTAGATAGAGCAAGTTTATATAAAGAAGATGGTCTTGAAAGCACTGGATTTACATTGACTCAAGCAGAATTAGATGCAGAGACATCTGGCGAAAGTAGTTAATCTGTGCTATAATATATACATTAAAAATTGATATGGGACTTGCACAAGAACTGAAATCGGGAACTAAAAAATCTCATTCAGCAGCAGAGAACACTAAATTTGTTTCATCATTCCTTAAAGGTGTTGTAGACAAAGAGAATTATCGAGAGTTAATTTCTAACTTTTACTTCGTATATCACACTATAGAAGCAGAGGTTAGAAGATTAAAAGATGATCCTATCGTAGGACCTCTGAATATACCAGAACTGTATAGGCATGATGCTTTAGCAGAGGATTGTGATTATTTCTTTGGCATAGATTGGCGAGAGAAAATATATCCTTCACAAGCATGTAAGCAATACATTGAGCGTATTCAAGAGGTTGCTCATGAAGAACCAGAACTTCTGGTAGGACATCACTACACTAGGTATCTTGGTGATCTCTCTGGTGGTCAAATTCTTAAAAACATAGCAGAGAAAGCACTTAAACTTGAAGATGATGGTCTTGCGTTTTATAGGTTTCCTGATATTGACAATAAAAAAGAGTTTAAAAATAATTATCGTGCTACCCTAAATAAACTGCCTGTAACAGAATCACAGGTCAATGCTATTGTTACTGAAGCAAACTATGCGTTTCGTTTGAACATGTATATGTTTGATGAACTAGAAGGTAACCCATTTAAGTCCACAATGTCTTATCTTTGTGGTTTAGTTAAAGGAAAAAACTGATGCCATTACCACAGATTAATGCACCAACCTATGAGTTGACGATTCCTTCATCAAAAAGGAAAATTAGATACAGACCATTCTTGGTTAAAGAAGAAAAAATTCTGGTCATTGCTATGGAAAGTAATGACATTGGAGACATTGCTAGAGCAGTCAAACAAGTTCTAGGACAGTGTATCCTTACAAAAGGAACTAAAATTGATAAACTATCAACATTTGATATTGAATACCTATTCTTAAATGTAAGAGGTAAGTCTGTTGGTGAGACAGTGGATATAAAAGTCACCTGTCCTGATGATGGTGTTACTACTGTACCAGTAACTGTAGATCTAGATGCTATTCATGTAACATTTGATCCAGAACACGACAAAGATATTATATTAGATGACAAACTTAAGATGAGAATGAAGTATCCTTCATTAGATGAGTTCATCAAGGAAAACTTCCAAGTTGATAATGTTGGATTTGAGCAGTCTATTGAAATGATTGCCAGTTGTGTAGACATGATTTATAGTGAAGATGAGACTTGGACTGGTGCAGATTTTACACAGAAAGAGATGGTAGACTTTCTTGAGGGATTAGGTTCTAAACAGTTTAAAGAGTTGGAGAAGTTCTTTACTACTATGCCTAAACTTACTCATGAGATAAAAGTTAAAAACCCTAAGACTAAGAAAGAGAATACCATTAAACTGGAAGGACTAGCAGCTTTTTTCAACTAGCGATGCTCCATGAGGATCTTGTCTCATATTACAAGATCAACTTCGCCCTCATGCAGCATCATAAATATAGTTTGAGTGATATTGAAAACATGATCCCGTGGGAACGGGAGATATACATTAGTTTATTAAAAAATTACATCGAAGAGGAAAATTTAAAACAACAGCAGCGAAATGGCTGATTTTTCAAATAGACTAACCAAGACTGAGGATAAACCAAAAGTAGATCCGCAGAAGTTCATGGGTTCCAAAAGTAATAAGGGATCTGGTGCTTCGATGGAAGGTGTTGACCCAAAAAATATCAATGAAGTTAGTAGAACTTTAGTCAATATTAATAATACACTAAAAGGAATAGTAGAGATCCTTGATTCTCAATTAAAATTAGATAAGAAAGAAAAGAAAGAAGGTGATACAGATGCTGCAAGAGCATTAGATGCTAAAAAGAAAAAGGGTGCAGAGAAGTTTTTAGAATTAGATACTAAAGAATCAAAAGAGCAAACAAAGAAGACATCTAAATTAGCAGAAGGTGCTAAAGGTATTTTAAATAGATTGTTTACAGCATTGACTGCTATATTTGCAGGATGGTTGATTGATAAAGGTATGAAGATGATGCAGTTCCTAAAGGATGGAGATACTGAATCATTTAAAAAGATGGGTATGGAAGTTGTGAAAGCATTGGGAGTAGTCGCAGGAATATTTGCTTTACTTAATATAGGACCTATTATTGGTGCAATAACTGCTATCACTGGAGCTCTAGGTTCAGCAATGCCAGCTATCATGGCATTACTTGCAAATCCTTGGACTTGGGCAGCGATAGGTTTGATTGCAGGTATTGCAGGAACTGTTATAGTCATGAAGACTATAATAGAATCGGTACAGACTAGGGCAGCAGGTGGTGAAGAATACATGGAGGGATTTAATAATTTAAAGGCAGGTTTAGAGGAAGATGGTATAGAGATAATTGGAACTGGAAAGAAAGAAAAATTCTATGTTGCAGGTAGTGGTAAGGGTAGAGGTGGATCTTCTGGCAGAAAAACTATAGCAGAACATGGTACTCCAAAACAAAAAGAAGCAGTAGCAAAATATGTTGAGAAAAGAGATGCACTCATACAAATTAGAGATAATATGAGAGCAGAGATGGAAGCAAAACAGAAAGAAATAAGAGATGCATCAGGTGGTGGTAGAAGTGGAAGTAAAAATAGTGCAGAAGCGATTGCTAATGCAAAGGCAGAGATCAGAGAAAAATATAAAACTCAAATTGATGCACTATTCTCAGGTGAATTAGATGTTAAATCAGTTAAACCAATAGGTGATAAAGAAACAATTGATAATATAAAAGATGATGAAGTTGGACAAGCAGAGAATCAATTAAATACCATAGGCACTGAAGTAAAAGATAAAGTTGATGCAGATAAGTTAATGAACAAATCTGATACCTCTACTACAGATACTGATGTTAAACCTAATACTGGTATGAATGTAGTAGCAAGTCAAAATGATAGTAATAAACAAAATGCTGCTAAGGTCGATGCAATATCTGAAAATCCTGCTAATGAAATTGAAGTGATACCTACATCTACAGGAGGGGATACTCAAGAGACAGCAGGTGGTCAACAATCTATGGATAGTGGTGAGGCATCAAGCATCCCTTCACTAAAAACTTCTAATGATAGTAATGAATACAGAATGTTATTCTCTCACACATATCAGCAGGGGTGATAACTAATGCCTAAGATTGTCGAGAAAAAACCATTCTATCAAATGTCTGATGAGGAGAAGGCAGAGTACGATGCTAAGGTACAGGCAGAGGTAGATGCTAGTGGTGGTAAATTAAAAAAGAGAAGAAAGAGAAGAAAGGATGCTAAATCTTACGAACAAATTAAGGCAGAGATAGACGCTAAAGAAGCAGCTAAAGCAGCAAGGAAGAAACCAAAGTTTATGCCAACTGCTGAGGCATTTAATATAATGAACTATGGTTTGTCAGCAATACTAGAGACAACTAGAGGACTACAAAAAGCATTTGAAAAGAGGGCAGAGAGAGAACAAAAACTTGAGGAAGAGAAGAAGATTGATGCTGCTAGATTACTTCAAAGACAGAAAGCAAAAGATGAAGAGAAAAAACTTGAGCAAGGTGGACAGAGAGGTGGACAGAGAGGTGGTAAAATTAAAGAGATGGCAAAGAAAGGTGGTCTAAGAATATTGACTGCTATTGTTGCTATCATAGGTGGATTTATTATTAATAACTTACCTAAGATAATGAAATTCTTAGAGAAGGTGATGAATGTATTGAAAGGATTCTGGAAGATAGCAGGACCTGTGTTTGAGGCATTGTTTAATATTATATCTCCTATAGTAGAAGGGTTGGCAAAACTTGTAATGGGTGGTGAGGATTCTGATTCACTTAATAAAGATCTTAAGAAGAGTAAATCTGAGATGGAAGAGGCAGAAGATAGTTTAAAAGATACTAAGAAAGGACTAGACGAAAATGTTGAAAATACTAAAAAAGGAATTGAAGAAACTAAAGAAGATTTAAAGAAAAGAACAAATGAAGGACAAACTGCAGAGGAGATTGTAAAAGAAAAAACAGGTGAAGAACATAAGATAAAAGAAAAGTCAGATAAGAAAGAAAGTGATGTAAAACAAAACCTTGACACTAGCAAAAAACAAGAGACTCTAAAGCAAGAGACTCCAGTGGTACAAGGAGAAATGAAGGAGCAAATAGATCCACCCGAACCACCAAAACCAGAAGTAATTATAGAGTCTGCACCAACAGAAGTTGAGGGAAATCTTACTGTTAAGATGGAAGAACCAAAGGTAGGTGTTGGTGATGGTAAGAGTGCTAAGAAAGTTATAACTCCTCAAGGTTTAGGTATGGATATGTATAGCAAACCTATTACTCTTGGTGATGATGCTGCTGAGGGTTGGAAGAAAGTTCTTAAGGCAGCAGCAGAAGATGGTGTTGATTTGACAAAGGCAGTTGTATCTTCTATGAGAACACCAGAACAACAGGAAGCATTAGTTGAGAATGAAGATGGTAGCACTGTTGTAGATCCTGCGACACCAGGCACATCACCACATGTAAAAGGAAGAGCACTTGACATTGCAGTCAATACTCCAGAACATGAATGGATGATTAACAATGCATCAAAATATGGTTGGAAGTGGGAAGGTGTTTCAGATCCATTCCATTTCAATTTCATAGGTGCTGATAGTGCAGAAGCAAAAATAGGAGGTAGACAAGGTTTAAGAAATAACATGATGCAAAAGAGTGTTGACAGAGCAACTGATGTTGCAATGTTGGGTAGTAAAGCAGGAAAAACCGTCGTACCAGTGCCGATAAATAAAATACAACCCGCCATTCCCTCACCTGTAGGTGTGACACAAGGACAAACTATGAGTCAACCTTCAGAATCTGGTAGTAATATTATGGATACAATGAAAACACTTAACACATCACTAACATAGATGGCAGCAGTAGCAACACAAGGATCTACTTACGAGGTAATAGAAATAACAGGTCGTGCAGGTGGCACTATAGACCTTAGATTGGGTGTGTCATCTTTTCAATATTTTGAAGATATAATGTCCCCAGTTGTTACTGCAGTAATGGGAGTTGTTACTAGTGGAGATACAATAGAAGGTCAAGGAATTTATAGTGGACTTCCAATAGTAGGAGGAGAAAAAGTAAAAATACATATCACCTCTCCAATAGAAAAACAAAGAGAAGAATCACCTGGTGTACTTGAGTTGACAATGTATGTTAATAAAATATCAGATTATAAGATGGAAAAACAGAGAGAAACTTTTATTCTTCATCTTGTATCTAAAGAAGGTATTGTTAATATGAATAAAAGAATACTTAAAAAATATAAACAAAAAAGAATTGATGAAGTTATAAAAGATTTCCTTGATATATTAGAGGCAGACTATGAGGAAGAAAATATTGAGAAGACTGTCAATAGCATAAACTTCATTGGTAATATGAGAAAACCACTTACTCTAGCTCCTATGTTAGCAGCAAGAGGAATACCAGAAGTCGGAAAAAATTCTGCAGGATTTTTTCTATGGCAAACCCGAAAAGGTATGTTTTTTAAATCTATTGAAAAAATGATATTTGATGCAAAAGAAAATAAAGAAGATACTGTAAAAATGGAATACATATATGATCGTGGAAATG